AGCGCCGATTTACACACAAGGAGATTTTCATGGTCTTTGAGGAGTCTAGATTAACGAAACTGAAGGCATTGGAGGCAGGGCTTCTGCTGCGGATGGAGACCTGTGAATCACGTGAATATGCTGCACTGGCAAGACAATACAGGGAGACATTGAAGGAGATCGAGGACATAGAAGGAGCTGAAACTAATGACGACGACATCGCAGCGATCATATCAGAGCGGGAAGCTGCTGGGAAGGCAGGAGCCGTGCGTTAGGATCACTCCCGAATATGATCAGACCGACGGGCTCGATGCGGAACGGATCCTGAGGAGCGGAGGCCTGATACTTGACCCGTGGCAGAACATAGTCATTTGCGATTGGATGGCAATGGCGCCCAACGGCAAATGGATATGCAAAACATGCGGAGGCAGCGTGGCCAGGCAGAACGGCAAGACGGGCCTTATTGAAGGCCGGGCCGAGTCAGGCATGATCATGTATAACGAGCAGGTGCTTTATACAGCGCATCTGCAGAAGACAGCAACGGAGACATTCGAAGAGATGGCTTCGTTTTTTGATACTCCAAAATTGAGGAAGTATCTGAAAGACATCAAGACAGCCCTCGGACGCGAGCAGATCATACTCAGATCCGGAGCAAGGGTGAAGTTCTTAGCCAGAACACGAAACGGAGGTCGAGGCCAGCACGGAGACCTGCTGATCTTCGATGAGGCACAGGAACTGACAGTAGAACAGCAGGCTTCATTTCTTCCGGCGATATCAGCAAGTCTGAACCCACAGACGATATATGTCGGTACACCTCCGGATCCTACAGCAGATGGCACGGTCTTCCGGGGCATAAGAGACAAGGCCATCGGCGGAGAGACATCTTCAACCGCATGGTTCGAGTTCTCAGTCCCGGAGATAGGTGATATCAGCGATCGGCAGAGATGGGCAATGACTAACCCTGCACTTGGGCGGAGGATCATGGAGACAACAATAGAGGGTGAGTTCGAGCAGATGCCACCGGACACATTCGCCAGAGAGCGCCTCGGCTGGTGGACACCGATAGTAGAGCATAAAGAGGAATACGTGCTGGATGCAGAGGCGTGGGATAAGTGCAAGTCAGAAGAACCAAAGCCTGAAGGCAAGACGGCCTTCGGTGTTAAGTTCTCACCGGATGCGTCAACAGTCTGTCTTTGTGGTGCAGTAATCCCTGCAGAGGGACCGTCAAGAGTATCGGTCATCGAGATGGAGTCGACTGCTATGGGTACACAGTGGCTTGCGGACTGGCTCAATGCAAGGTACAACAAGGCATCCTGTGTGGTCATAGATGGACGCAACGGTGTGGATGCTCTGATAGATAAGATAACCGACACGTGGAAGATAAAAGGCTCTGTGATAAGGCCGCGGGTCAATGATGTGATCGCAGCAGTCAGCACACTCACAGAAGCAGTAAATGAACAGAAAGTGACATGGTACTCGGAGCAGGATATACTGCGCGAGAGTGCAGTGACATCAATAAAGAGACCAATCGGAGGCGGATATGGCTTCGGTGGGGACAATTCGCTGCCTATAGAGGCGGCATCGTTAGCTCTTTGGGGAGCAAAGACATCTAAACGCGATCCGAGTAAGCGGATGAGGATAGGGTAATGATAAACATCAACGTAAACAACATAATTGGACTGCCGGATGCTGAGAAGGTACAGCTTGCGGATCTGATCAGCGTGTACAACTACCATGAAAGCGCAAATCATGTCAAAGAGCGGTACTATGAGGGACATATCCGTGTAGGCGAGGTCAATCTTGGTATTGCATTACCAAAAGGCATACAGGGCCTTGAGATCGGGTGCTCATGGGGCGCAAAGACCGTAGATGTGCTTGCATCAAGGTCGATGTTCGACGGTTTCGTCGGAATGAACGGAGCAGATGTGGACCAGCTTACAGGGATCGTAGCAGACAACAATCTGATTGCGGAATACTCCAAGTCGAGCAGAGACGAGCTGAAGTTCGGCTGTACCTTTGCTACTCTTGCGCAGGACTCAACTCTGCCAAACAAGTGCCGGATCAGATTCCACTCACCTAAGTCGGCCTCTGCATTATGGAATGGCGCAAAGGGACGTATCGATTGTGGTATGGCAGTCATCGATTCCGTTAAAGACGAGTCGATGAAGAGCACATGGAAACCGACGATCATAAACCTGTATACGGAAACAGCAACATGGGTCCTGAAGGCTGATCAGCAAAAATGGTCAGCGGAAAAGCATCCTCACAGGATGGGCAGACCTTTGATGGAGCCTATGATCTGGAACGCAACGACCATGAAGCCGTTCGGAAGATCACGCATCAAGGAACCTGTCAGGAGACTTATCCAGGGCTATGTCAGAACTATCGCCAATGCGACCATCGGACTGGAGTTCAGTACAGCACCGCAGAAATATCTGCTCGGTGTTACTGATGATCAGTATGACGCGATCGTAAATGACAAATTCAAACAGTACGTTGGCAATATCCTTGCGGCAACATACAACCCTGAGACAGGTGAGAAACCTACATTCGGGCAGCTTCAGCAGGGGAGTATCGCTCCACATGTTGAGATGCTCAGAGTACTGTCTACACAGTTCTCAGCTGCAACAGGTCTGACAGTTACAGACACAGGAGTGGTCAATGATGCCAATCCTACAAGCTCAGACGCGATCCTCGCTCAGTCCCAGACTCTTGTGACAATGGCAGAGGAACTGAACCGAGGAAACGGCAATGCACTTCGCACTATAGCACTCATGGCTCTGGCTATTTCGAATAGTACGACCATCGACAAACTGGATCCGGAACAGACAGCTATCGTTGCGCACTTCAAGAATCCGGCAATGCCTTCGGTAGCGGTCACTGCAGACGCAGCCATCAAGATCGCATCTGCCAGGGAGAATTTTGCAAGTACGGATGTCTTCCTTGAGATGATTGGATTCGACCAGGCTGACATCAGACGCATCAGAGCACAAGAGCAGAGAGTGAGAGGGCAGCAGGTGCTTTTAGAAGTACAGGAAGAATCAAATGGCGAAGAAGAGTAGATTCAACACGAAGCCTGATCCTACTTACCAAATCAAAATGAAGAGCTGGCGTAAGTACACGGATGTACTCAAACAACTCAGTGACACAGCGAGCAACAAGTTGAAGGATTACATTCTTGAAGGCCACACTGAGCAGGAAACTCTTGATTATGCTTATGCTCTTGTACAGAGGTATGGTGAAGCGTCTGCAGAAATGGCTTGTCAAATGTATGAGGCACTCGCTGATTATTCGGGAGCGATGGTACAGGCAGCGGAACCTGCTTCTGTAGCAACCTATGGTGAGACCGCAAAGGCTATAAGAGGCACTATGCTCCGAACGAAAGACGCTGCCACTATTGCCGCATCAGCCGGACGTTATGTTAAGCTGGCAAGCGTTGATACGATGATGAAGAACGCGCTTCGAGACGGAGCCGAGTGGGCGTGGATACCAGCAGGGGACTCATGCGCATTCTGTACGATGCTCGCGTCAAGGGGCTGGGTGAAAGCATCAAATGAGCTCATCGAGAATGGGCATATGACACATGTACATAGCAACTGCGACTGTACGTTCTGCGTAAGGCATTCAAAGAGTGTCACAGTCGAAAGCTATGAGCCTGAGGCGTTGTACGAGCAATACATCAATGCCGGAAGCACTAAATGGGAGCGGCTTAATGGTCTCCGAAGACAGCATTACGCCGAGAACAGTGCACAGATAAACGCCCAGAAGCGCGAAGCATACCGGAAGCGCAACGAGGCTGAAGAAGTATAAGTTAGCACCCTGACAGGGGGTGCATTTTTATTGGCAATACGTGCCTTAAACGTAGACCAACTCAAACATCAGGAGGCTAAACGATGGAAAACACTGAAGTAACAACTCAGGAAACACAGCAGACTGAAGAGCGTACTTTCACCCAGGCGGAACTCAACGCCATCGTACAGAAGCGTCTCGGAGAAGAGAAGGCCAAGTATGAGAATTATGAGGAACTGAAAGCTAAAGCTCAGAAGTTTGATCAGATTGAAGAGGAGTCTAAGTCTGAACTGCAAAAGGCAACAGAAAGGGCTGATTCCCTGCAAGCTGAACTCGACAAATTGAAGAAGGCCGACGCAGTCAGGACTCTTCGAGAAGAAGTGTCGAAGGAAACCGGCGTACCTGCCAATCTCCTGCACGGAACGACAAAAGAGGAATGCGAAGCCCAGGCGAAAGATATCCTGGCATACGCAAAACCGAATGGATCCTATCCGGAGGTAGAAGATAAAGGCGAAGTACATCATATCGGCGGAGGTTCGACACGTGAACAATTCGCTAACTGGTTCAATACTTTGAACGAATAAAGAAAGGACAAAAACTATGGCAACAGGCGTAGCAACAAACAGAACACACATCGACCTGCCAACCGAAGTATCCGGTGAGATCCTTCAGAAGGCACAGGAACAGTCTGCAGTAATGCAGCTTGCAAGACAGATCGTTCTTCCTGGTAACGGTCTCACAATTCCGGTCATCACTGGTGACCCTGAAGCAGAATGGGTAACAGAAACAGGCGTTAAGCCGGTAAAGAACCCTTCACTCGAGAAGAAGGTAATGCAGGCTTACAAGCTCGCAGTTATCGTACCATTCTCCAACGAGTTCAGAAGAGATGCATCCGCTCTCTATGATCAGCTCGTAGCAAGACTGCCTCTCGCACTCGCTAAGAAGTTTGACGAGACAGTATTCCACGGCGCAGCTCCTGGAAGCAACTTCGACACATTTGCATCCGTAACTGCTCAGAGCATTGCAAATGCAAACAACGGTACTTATCTCGGCCTCGTTGCTGCTGACGCGGATATAGCTGAACACGGCGGTATCCTGAATGGATTTGCAATCTCTCCACAGGCTAAGAGCGTGCTGCTCACTGCTACAGACACTACCAACAGACCGCTGTTCCTTAATTCAGTAGCAGAGGGCGCTGTTCCAATGATCCTCGGAGCACCTACACATCAGAGCAAGGGCGCATTCAAGGCAGGAACAGGCGCTTCCGTTCCTAACGTAGTCGGGTTTGCAGGTGACTGGACACAGGCAATGTACGGAATCGTACAGGGCATGGACATCACAATCAGCGATCAGGCTACGCTGACCGTTGGATCCGGAGCAAGTGCAAGCACAATCAACCTGTGGCAGCAGAACATGTTCGCTGTAAGAGCGGAGATCGAAGTCGGATTCCGCGCCGACACAAGCTGCTTCAACAGGCTCACAACTCCGTACTCAGCATAATGGTAAAAATGATCCACGCTCAGTTCGGCAACGAAATGTGGGTCGCGGAAGACAGGGTAGAAGAGTATAAAGCGGCGGGCCACAAGCTCGCCGTTTCTGCTACCGAGCCCGCAGAGAAGCCAAAGAAGACTGAGAAAAAGAAGACTGTGAAGAAGTAGAGGTGATTGGGATGGCATATGCTACAAGTTCAGACTTACAGGAACGTATGACAAGAGAATTGAGCGGTGACGAGCTCAATGTTTGCAACGCTCTTCTTGAAGATGCGGCCGTCCTGATTGACAGCTTCAACCCAAATGCAGGCGACAACGTTCGCAAGGTCGTATCTTGCCGTATGGTTATCAGAGCACTTGGCGATGGGAACTCGACGGGCGTTCCGGTCGGAGCATCGCAGGGCAGCATGTCAGCTTTGGGGTACTCACAGTCATGGACGATGGGAAGCGGAGCATCCGGCGAACTGTATCTGTCGAAGACAGACAAGCAGATGCTCGGAGGCGGAAGCAGGATCGGTTCATACAGTCCTGTTCAGGAACTGCAGATAGCGGAGGGTGTGTATGATTAAGGGCATCACTATCCAGCTTTTGGAAAAGAGCGAATCGGGTCATGATGAGTTCAACAATCCGACTTACTCAGAATCTTGGGTCAATGTCGATAATGTGCTCATCGGAGAGCCTTCAACAGAAGACGTCACTGACACATTCAATCTTACCGGCAAGCATCTTTCACATGTCCTTGCTATTCCCAAAGGCGATACTCACAAGTGGCATGATACGGAAGTCAGATTCTGGGGCCAAAGTTTCAGAACAATAGGCTATCCGACTCAAGGAATTGACAGCATGATCCCGCTTGAATGGAACATGAAAGTGAAGGTCGAGAGGTATGGCTAAGTTCAAATTCGAGCTGGATATCAAGGGTCTGAATGCGCTGATGAGCGGACCGGACATGCAGGCTATCCTGGATGAAAAGGGCGCACAGGTACAGGCACGTGCAGAAGCTTCTGCCCAGGATCCTGATGCAAGGTATTCAAGGTCCATCTGGGTCGGAAGACAGATCGCGGCTTCTCAGGTCAGGGCAGACAACCCTGAAGCCCTTCATGAAAATCTCAAAAACAATACTTTACTCAAGGCGGTGAAATGATGATAGAGAAAATCATACTGGATTATCTTGACCAGGAATTATCTGTTCCTGTATACATGGAACGTCCTGCAGATCCGCCTGGCCAGTTTGTGCTGATTGAGAAGACGGGCTCAGGTAAGCGGAATCAGATCTGCGATGCAACACTGGCGATCCAGTCATACGCACCATCACTGTATGAGGCTGCAGTCATCAATGAGGCTGTGAAAACGGTGATGGAAACCGCTGTGACGCTAAATGCGGTAAGCAGCGTGAGCCTCAATTCGGATTATAACTTTACAGATACCGCCATGAAGCAATATCGCTATCAGGCGGTTTTTGATATCACTCATTATTAGGAGGAATCTAAATGGCAAACAACGCAGCTAACGTAAGCACCGGCAAAGGCAAATACGGCGGATATGCGTTCATCGCACCTACCACCGCAACACTGCCTACAGATGCCACAACAGCTCTTGCTGCTGCATACCTTCCGCTTGGATACATCTCTGAGGATGGCATTACAAATGCTACTGAGAGAGAGAGTCAGGATCTCAAGGACATGAACGGTGATACTGTTCTCACTGCCCAGAACGGACACAGCGAGACATGGCAGGCTTCGTTCATCGAGTCACTCAATGTCAATGTGCTGAAGATGGCATATGGTGACAGCAACGTCACTGAGGCAAGCGGAGCGATTACTATTAACGTTGATGGCACAGAGCTCCCTGAGAAGGTCTTTGTGTTTGAGATGGTGATGCAGGACGGAAGAGCAAAGAGAATTGTCATCCCAAGAGGCAAAGTCACTGACATCGGTGACATCGTCTACAGGGCTGCAGACGCAATTGGCTATGACGTTACTATCTCTGCACTCCCTAACGCGGCCGGCAAGAAGCACATCGAGTATATCGGTGCAGCAAGCAGCAACTAAGAGGTGATTTATGGTAACGGTCAAACTGCAGAATGGATTTGAAGCAAAGGTAGAACCTGAGCAGCTGAATGACATGTATTTTGTCGAGGCACTCGCCGAAATGGATTCTAACATCCTTGTTCTTCCAAAGGTATGCACAATGCTTCTTGGCGATGAACAGAAAAAGGCTCTGTACAAGTCGCTCGAAGATGAGAATGGAAAAGTCAAACTCGAAGATGTAGGCGGAGCTATCACTGAGATCATGACTGCAGCGGGAGAAGAGACAAAAAACTCATGATCCTCGCCGGCATGATCAGCCAGGACGAGAACGCACTCATCTGCGATTTGGCTGAGACATATCGCATTTACGACTATAGGTCGCTGCCTGCTTCATTGGTGGCGACCTTAGCAGCCGGTCTGAGGGACGATTCAAGAATCAAAATGAAGATAGCCGGAGTCAAGGGAAAAGCGGAGGAAATCCTGCTCGCTTACGTTTATGACAGGCTCGGGCAGATATTATACGCACTCTGTGGTGGTAAAGGCGATGAACCTGAGTTCATCTCAGACAGGTATTTCAAAAAGCAGGAAACTAAGTCAGAATATATGAGCTTCTCTTCGCCTGAGGCATTTAGAGAAGCATGGAATAAAGCAACAGGAGGGCACTAATGGGAACATCACTGGGAACTGCATATGTTCAGATAGTTCCATCTGCTCAGGGAATAAGCGGATCTATATCGAAAGTGCTCAATGGAGAGGCTGCGTCGGCAGGTACATCAGCGGGCTCAAAGGTAGCGGCATTTGCCAAGAAGGCTATTGTTGCTGCAGGCATCGGCACCGCATTCGTGAAAGTGGTCAAAGGCGCTATGAGCGAGGGTGCTGCACTTCAGCAGTCCTATATCGGCGGTCTTGAAACTCTGTACGGAGATGCAGCAGAAGCGGCAAGAGGATATGCGAGAGAGGCGGCGGCAGCCGGTATCTCGATGAACACGTACTCGGAGCAGGCTGTATCATTTGGCGCAGCACTTAAGAACGCATACGGCGGAGATGTCACAAAGGCGGCCGAAGCGGCGAACACAGCCATCATGGATATGGCAGACAACTCTGCAAAGATGGGTACGGACATCACATCCGTGCAGCAGGCTTATCAGGGATTCGCAAAGCAGAACTACACCATGCTGGACAACCTCAAGCTGGGCTACGGCGGAACCAAGACTGAAATGGAACGCCTCCTGGCAGATGCGGAGAAGCTGAGCGGAGTGCATTACGATATCGATAATCTCGGTGACGTATATGACGCTATTCATGTTATCCAGGGCGACCTCGGATTAACTGGTGTAGCGGCAAAAGAAGCGTCTGAAACGTTCAGCGGTTCGTTCAACGCAATGAAGGCAGCGGCACAGAACGCACTGGGAAGCCTTGCACTCGGAGAGAATGTAGGACCTGCGCTCCAGACGCTGGCGACCTCAGTGAGCACGTTCTTCTTCGGGAACTTCATCCCGATGCTCGGAACGATAATCAAATCGCTCCCGGGCGCAATAGCAGCATTCATACAGGCAGGAGTCCCGCAACTGCTCTCAGGCATAGTGGGAGTGGTCACAAGCATAGCTGAGTCGGTAAAAGGTGTCGCAGACTCTATATCGGCCGAGAAGGTGCAGTCATGGGTTTCAACCATGATCCCGAAGGTCCTGTCCTCTGCAGCGAAACTGCTCGGTAATTTTGCAACAGGCCTGTTAAAGAATCTGCCGAAGATAGTGGTTGCTATCGGCAAGATCGGGTCATCCATCGTAAGAGGCTTGGGCTCTGCATTGTGGGGCAAGGTCAAGGCGGCCGCCAACGGCATCAAGGAGAGATTCCTTCAGCCTATCAATACACTGAAGGATAAGATCAAGGCGATAATCGAAAAGATAAAAGGGTTCTTCAAGTTCAAGGTCAAGGCTCCGCATGTACCACTTCCGCACTTCAGCATCAGCCCTGCCGGATGGAGAATAAGCGATCTTCTCAAAGGCACGAAGCCGTCTCTAAGCGTCAGATGGTACGCAAAGGGCGGTATTTTTGATGAGCCGACAGTAGCAGGTATTGGCGAAGCGGGCCCTGAGGCGGTAGTACCGCTGAACAAGTTCTGGGACAAACTGGATCAGCTGAGCGGCGGCAACACCTTCAATGTTACTCTGAACGCAAACGGCGCAGAGAACCCTGAACAGTATGCACAGCGCTTTGCAAGAGAACTGAGAAGACAGGTCCGTATGGGCACGATATAAGGAGGCAAAATGGCTACAAAAGCAACACCGGCCAATACAGGACTATCGATAGCAAGGAACGGCAATAAATTCACGGCAACGTGGAAACTGCAGGCCAAAAGTCCGAGCAGTCAGAAATTGAAATACAGCTACCACAACGGCAAGCAGTGGTCAAAAGGTGTCACTGTGACTCTTGCCGCAAAAGCTACATCGTATTCATGGGAATATAACCCTGCGGCAACAGTAAAGCAGATAAAGGTAGAAACGACAATATCACAGTCTGGCTATTCCGCATCTACATCATCATGTACTTACAAAGTGACTCCGCCTCCTGCACCGACAGTAACAGTATCGAATGACAGTGCGAACAAGACCACGTTCTCATGGAGCATCTCGACCAGCGATACGGATACAGCATGGTTCTACAGATGCATGTTCAGAACGAAGATCTCGGACACACCTGACTCAGATACAGGGTGGACAGATTGGGCGCACCTGGCTAATCAAACCTGGACAGTCACAGATACAGACATATCCAAAACAAGAATATTCCAGCTAAAGGCAGTTGGCCCTGCGGGCGAATCCAAAGTAGTGACACAGAGACACGTTCTCGGGCCTGCTCCTGCAGCAACGTGGAGCGATACACCTGTAACGTACTCGACTATAGGCGGCTCGTACTATCAGATGACCTATAACTTCAATCTGAAGGGCTCAACATACAGCATAGATGGTATCACTCCACAGTTCTATATCGGTGCTCCCGAGATAGATATGAGCTGTCCTACGGACGCAAGCTGGACAGACGGGGGCACATATAATTACGCAAACAACTGGACGAACTACTCACTTGCGATCGCCACTACAGACCTTGTGGGAGAGAATGAGTGTCTGTGGGCAAGAGTAAAGACTACTCATGACTCTGCAGACACATCATCGGGCACATACCGAGTCATCACCGGAGCACTGAGTGTCCCGTCATGCAGCATATCGATGGGCACTATAACCGCAACGGGGTTCAGAGTGACGGTCAATGTTTCCAACGCGAACACAGACATAGAGGGCGTATATCAGCAGGTATTTTTGGAGAAGGGTTCCGCAACGGGGGTAGCAAACTACATCCTTATAGGAACTGTCCCGAACGGATCCTCTTCGGCAACTATATCAAGCTCTCTGAATATCACCGGAGAGAGTGGTTATGCGATTCATGTCAGAAACGTGACGGCCGACGGCAAATCCATGAAGTCGGACTACTTCGACTATGCCTCATCGATGCCGGTAGCTCCGGTACTGAACAGTGTCGAGGCAACATCAGCTTCGGGCAAAGTGTATTTGTCATGGACAAACAGATGGGCAGATGCAACAGGCGTGATCATAGCGTGGACGGATGATCCGGATAACTGGATGTCCAACGATGAGCCTGAAACATATGAACTGAGTGAGATCGCAAGCCACTGGTATATCACAGGGCTCGAGACCGGCAAGAAATGGTATTTCCGTGTCAGGTCGACCTGCGAAACGGAAGAAGCTACAACCTATTCGCCGTGGGCTAAGGATGTATCGATAGACCTGTCATCAGCACCGGCTGTTCCGGTCCTGTATCTGTCAGAGGAGACAATTACTGAGAAGGGCATGGTAACAGCGTACTGGGCGTACATGTCAACAGACGGTACTTCCCAGGTAGCGGGCAACGTTGTTGAGGCTACGCATTCAGGAGGCTCATGGCATTACGGAAGAACTGTCGGAGCTACCACATCCGCACAACATGTGGATATTTACGCAAAGGCGCAAGGCTGGTCTAACGGCGACACAGTATACCTTGCGCTTCAGACGCGGTCCGGATCAGGTGGAGCTTCGGGCTATTCTACGCCTGTGAAACTTTTCATAGCGGCAGAGCCTACAGTAACGATATCGAGCACCAATCTCGCATCGAGCGAGACAGTGACCGAATACTTCAGAGGCGATGGTACAACAAAAGTGTTCACTTGTGAGAACGCTTTATCGGCATCACCGACAGTAACAGTAAATGGTTCGAGCAGGAGCGCTACTTATTCGGGAGACAAGGTCACACTTAGCACAGCGCCTGCAGCGGGAGCAACTGTAGCGATCAGATACAGCACAGCTGCAAACAGGATCCTGGCGGCTATGCCACTGACAGCAACTGTGGCCGCGTCTAATGCATCGGCTCTAACTATAGCGATAGAGCGGGCAGAAGATTATCCGATCATCAGACCTGATGGAACTCAGGCCGACGGAGCAGTCGGAGAAACAGTTTACGTAAATACAATATCTGCCAATGCCTCCAACTCTGTCAGCATCGCTCTGGACGATCTCATCGGAAGGCTTGATGATGGAGCATATTACAACCTTGTTGCAACAGCATCAGATAATTACGGGCAGACTGCAGAGAGGTCACTGCGATTCAGAGTACACTGGTCACATCAGGCTTCGGCACCGACAGCGACATTCGTGACGGATGCAGACAACTACATCGTGCGGATCACACCAACAGCACCATCCGGCTATGTGAGCGGCGATACATGCGATATATACAGGCTTGGTGCAGATATGCCTGAGCTGATAGTATCGGGCGGAAGCTTCGGAACTACATATGTAGATCCATATCCGGCATTCGGCGAATACAGCGGTTACAAGGTCGTTACCGTTACGGCAAACGGCGACTACATCACCGAATCCAACGAGTTTGCAGAGTATGACACAACTCTCGGAGGTAACGCATATACACAGCTTGATCCGGGGCTTTTGGTCATAGACTTTGACGGCAACAGGGCGGAACTGCCTTATAACATCAGCCTGGGCAACTCATGGTCGAAGGACTTCAAGAGAACATCATATCTTGGCGGACACGTTGCCGGTGATCATAACAAAGCTGTCACAAGGGACCTGTCAGCATCCACTGTGGTCGTCAGAGGTGACAACGGAGGCATTGACACCATCATGAGAGCCCTTGCAAGATACGCAGGTATCTGCCATGTGAGAACGCCTGAAGGCTCATCGTTCGCAGCTGACATACAGGTGTCTGAAGACATATCCTATGATTCGGCTCTGATCAGCTACAACCTGAGCATACAGAAGGTCGACACCGTAGGCTTTGACGGCATGACATACGCAGAATGGAGTGAGTTGCAATGATATGGTCTGACGGTTACACATCTTCATATTACATAACGATAGTTGACCCGATGTCCTGGCGTGACACGGGCAGAATGGAAATAACGGGTGGTTCGATAGAACGCTCGAATGCAGACCTTCTTGAGTCGGCAGATTTGGATGCAACCGAACTGCCAAACAACGGAGAGGCGTGGGTCCGTGTGTGGCTCGATGCCGAGCAGGGCGGAGTGACACACGTTCCGCTTTTCACGGGACTCGCCTCTGCACCTTCACGAGAGATAGACGGACGGCGCGAATCATACCGAATAGAGTGCTATTCAGTCCTGAAGCCTGTAGACGACATACTCACAGAAAGGGGATATTACATTCCCGCTGAAGTTCCGGCTCCACAGGCTGCTGCAAGGCTCCTCAGAACGGGCATCGCACCTGTCGAAGTGGCATCGGGCGATGTCTGTCTCACAGAGTCGATCGTAGCAGAGGACGGGGAGACCAACCTGACATTGGCGGAAAAAGTCCTGTCATCCATCGGATGGAGGATAAGGCTTGACGGGCTTGGAGTGATACACGTTGAGCCAAAGACTTCGGAGGTCGTAACGGTATTCGATGCGAATGACAATGATGTTATCGAGCTGTCGGTATCCGATGAGTACGACTGGTATTCATGTCCGAACGTATTCAGAGCGGTATCGGGAGACCTTACAGCGATAGCCAGGGACGAAGATCCCGAGTCTCCGCTGTCCACTGTTTCAAGAGGCAGAGAGATATGGGCAGAAGAATCGTCAGTGACACTCGGCAGTACCGAGTCGCTGGCGGCTTATGCGTACAGGAGGCTCAAAGAATTACAGAGCCCTGCGCGGACTGTGAACTATTCAAGACGATATGATCCGGATGTGAATGTCGGAGATCTCGTCAGGATAAACCATCCTGAGATAGGGATAAACGCGGTATTTAGGATAGCATCGCAAAGCCTTGAACTGGGATACGGATGCACAACGCAGGAGGAGGCGGTGCTTGAATGAGTAAAACCACAAAGAACATAGCATCCGCTATCAAGGATGCCTCTAAAGCAAAGACCAAAGGCTATGACACCAGCGCCACTGTGAAAAGAGTGGAAGGCAGCACCATCTGGGTGCACATCCCTGGCGGAGTAGATGAGACACCTGTCAGAAGGACCATAGACGCAAAGCCAGGTGACGCTGTACAGGTCAGAGTAGCAGGTGGTAAGGCATGGCTTACAGGAAATGAATCACGTCCACCTACAGATGATGCTTATGCTCAGATGGTAGGCTCGGACCTCATTCAAACTAACACCTTGATAGCGAACACGATCGAAGCTAACGAGGCTAGGTTCGGCTATGTGGAGGCTGATACAGCTAAGATACATCACCTCGAAGCAGACGAGATAGAAGCTGGAATCATCTATACTAACGACCTCATAGCCGAAAACGTAACGACAGAAAAACTGACAGCGGCAAGTGGTTACATTGAGGATTTAACTTCAAAGAATATCACTGCCGAGGATATCACTGCAGACCATGCAGCGATAGACAACCTTGATGCCAACTATGCCCATATCACAAACGGCATTATAGATAACGCCACCATCAACCATGCGAATGTCAACGATCTGAATACGAACTATGCTCAGATCGGGTTGGCTAACGTAGATCAGGCGATCATCAATACCGAGTGGGTCGACGCTCTCATGGTACAGTCAGGCCTCATATCTCATGCAGGTTCGATCTTCGAGCTTGACGCTATCCAGGTCAATGCCAGCAAGATAAAGACGGGGACACTCGATGTTGAGAGACTCATAGTATCTGTTCCCGATTCTCAGGACCCGACTAAAATCCACAAGTACATGGTCCATGTGGATCCAAGCACAGGGCAACCATCCTATGAGAAAGTCGATGCGGATGTTCTTGAGGACTTGACCATCACGGCGGACAAAATCGTTGCCGAGGCGATCACAGCAGACAAGATCACTACACAGAACATCCTAGGTCCTGGCGGATGGATCAATCTCAGGAATGGCACATTTGCCTACGCTGATGCAGGGGAGAACAACTACCTCAAGTGGGACGGCTCGAAACTTCAGATAAAAGCAGACGAGTTCGTCCTGTCCACAGGACAGAACATCATTGATGCCATTGAGTCGATAGGAACGTATTTCCTTGCCGGTGTTCCGACATTAACAAACGAGCCTGCTGTCAATTGGAATACAGACAATCTCAAACGGCAGCACCTTAGAGATGTCTACTATGACACGGACTCGGGCAAGAGTTATCGTTGGTCGCTCAGCACAGAAGAAGCGCTGCAGGACGAGAACGGCGTCAATCTGCAGGACGAGGAGGGATATGACCTTATCGGTGGATTCACCGAAGCAAGATATGCCTGGATACAGATATCAGATGGCGATCTTGATAACATCAGCGACAGGGTTTCAGTCTGTGAAACGAAGATAAGTCAGAATCAGGAGGAGATTCAGCTGAAAGCATCCAAGACTGATCTGGATCTGGCAACCTCTAGACTGACCCAGGCAGAGACGACCATCGCTCAGAATGCGCAGGCTATTTCATTAAAGGCTGAAGCAAGCTCTGTGTACTCAAAGTTGGAAGTGGATGGGAAGTTCCACGAGGGGCTAAATGTAAGGACATCATTCGCGGACACATCGATAACGCTGACCGCTACGGTGATCCTTGCTGGTACCGATGTAACAAACAATTATATGCCGGGTGATTTTGAATGGTTTTATAGAATGCCTGACGGGGATGTCTTCGTTAAAGGAGACAGGACATCATCATATGGCAAGAGCATCACCATACAGAAGAGCGGCATGAAATACGGCAATTCGATAACATGCGTGTTCACCAAGAGGGCTGAGGAACCATTGCTTGATGGCGATGGCAATCCGCTCACTGATGAAAACGACGAGGCACTAACAGGATATGTGGAGGTAGCATAATATGGCAAAAGAAAAAAACTTAACTACTGTAACTTCTGTAGCGGCAGCAGACTTTGTAAGAGTAGTCACTTCAGCAGGTGCTACAGTGAAATCCACTATGGAGAACTTGGCTAAGTCGCTCCTGACAACATCATTCTCGGGGCTTTCGCTTGGCGGATCTCAGCAGTCAGTAAAGGATGCACTTGATTCACTAAATAGCAACTCTGTAATAGCTCGCGGAGCAACCTATACAGGAGACCTTAACGATCTAAAGACTCCCGGCTACTGGTATGCTACTAGTTCGGCGACTAACTTCCCAGAGGGGTACACCGCAGCTCATGTCTTGGTTTTTGCCAATAACGGCAGGGTTATACAGCTTGCTTTTTCGTATAACGGAAAAAGCTTAAATGCTCGCACCAGTGCTGATTCGGGCAGCTCATGGGGCGCTTGGTATCAAATCTAAATAGCAAAACAACAACGAAAGCCCTGTCCGGTGGGGATTTGAATAATTATAAAGACGCAGGCTTTTATTACATCCGTACTAATGTTACGAATGCACCAAGTGAGTGGTGCTGGTTGTTGGTCATTAATGGTGATGGTGTCATCCAAGTATGCTTTACATCAACGAAAATATATGCAAGAGCATATACTGGTTCTCCTCTTGCATGGCTTCCGTGGAGAAGTGTTACTCTTCAAGCATGATGAGAAAATAGCAAGAGGCAGACGTTTTGGATAACCGCAGGTTCATCACTGACCATAGGCAGTAAGAACGTAAGGTATATGCTTACATTGCACGGGGGTGGCTCTTCATACAGAGGCTTGTATCTCGTCTCAGGATATGCTTCTTCTATCGAAATGAAAGCAGTCAGCGAAGTGGCATCTGGAGTAATAACAATATCTGGGACAAACCTCACTATCAATAACACAAGTCAATATGGTATCCGTGTTGCTGTAGACATGCACGAAGGGAATATTACAGTGTAAAAGAGAAATTTTGTTAACATGGCAAGCCTCCTGTAGTATAGCTACAGGAGGTGAAACTATGTTAGACGAAATTATAAGTGCAGTTTGTAGAGACATGGAATCAGATCTGACACAGGACCAGATTCGGAAGCTTGAGTCCATCATGTACATACATATGGCGGATCTTCGGATAGAGGAAGAGTGTTATGATCTTGAGGTTGTCGATGCTGATAACGACGCGAAGTTAGTACGAGAGTTTCTGGCATCAAAGAGGATATCCGGGCGAGCTGACAGTACGCTGGAGCAGTATAGGGCTGAGATCTGGAAATGCCGGACTGCAATAGGCAAGTCCTTCAAGGACATCACTACAGCAGACCTGAAAGCGTATCTCGGGATCCAGAAGGAATATCAGGGCAACAGTCTCACTACGATCAATAATAAGAGGAGGTACCTCAACAGCTTCTTCTCATACCTCAGCAACGAGGGCAGGATAACAGGCAATCCAGTCAGCCGTATAGAGGCTATCAAAGAGCCTCACAGAAGGAAACGAGCATACTCTGCGGAAGACCTTGAAGCAATGCGTTCAAAATGCGGCCATGTGAGAGACAGGGCTTTGCTGGAGTTCCTACTTGCGACAGGACTTAGGGTATCAGAGGTCAGCTCGCTGTCAGTAGGGCAGATAGATCTGTATAAGCAGACATTTACAGTTGTTGGTAAAGGTAACAAGGAACGGAGGGCATATATCAGTGACACCGCCATGTATCACTTATCGCGGTATCTTCAGTGGAGGATGCAGAAGGAACAGATGACTTGGGAAGACCTGCAGGAAAGGCCGCTCTTTGCGACAATCAAAGCTCCGTTCTCACAGCTTGAGAATAACGGAATCAGATGCGCCCTGAAGCGAATTGGAGTAGCTGCGGAGGTAATGAATGTGCACCCTCACAGGTTCAGGAGAACGTTTGCCAGCGAAGCTTCGCATAGGCAGATACCGCTTGAGGATCTCAAGGAGTTGATGGGCCACACGAAGCTCGATACGACATTGTTGTACATAGACAATGAGTGCGACATAGAGTCCTCGTACCGCAAATACATAGCGTAATAAGCAGGTTCGATAGCAATGTAAGTGGCTGCCGGGAGGCGGTCTTTTTTGAATGTGAATAATTGGGAGGATAGCAGTAAAAGGTAGCTAAAAGGTGTTGATCGGTAGCTGAAAGGTTAGAAGAAGCAGGAAATACTGCAAATATGAAGAGGACCTTTGTTAACAAAATTTCTCTTTGGCTAATAACCACACATTGACACAACAATAGTATGATTTTCGCTAATCGGCTCAGTCAAACGAAGATACACACCTTTGTTGTTAGATACCAAAAGTGTACCCACCACTTTCGTATCATTACTCCTAACTGCTACTGTCGCTATTGTTGCCAGAGGAGCAATTGATACTGTTCCGAGGTTCATCTCAGACGTAGATGATATGCCTTGCTTCGCTTGCAGAGTAAAATCAACTACATAGATGCCATTTTTCTTCCCGCTCCGATTTATTGTTAGAGTGAAGTTTGTACTCCCTACTGCCGACAGAGTGATGCCAATGTCGGTCTTGCTATTTACGGCAATACGTGCGCTACCCAAGCGCTCCACGTACTATTTGTATAATGCCTTATGTATACATTGTTGTCGTTAGCAGTAGGGAAAGCGATCTGCTTCGTTGTTGATGCTGAACCAAAGACTATCAGGCAATACTGTGTAAAACTTGCCGACGGAGCATTCGAAAGAGACTGGCATAAATGTATTCCATAAGTCTGTATGTCATTAAAGCTACCGGTTGATTGATACCCGTATTTGCTATTTACCACTATACCCCCAATATCAACCTGAAAGGAGATAATAAATGCAATTAGAATCAAGTGTTACGCTCTTTGATGATGAAAAGGTTGAAAGTAAATTCGCTGAACTAAGAGTGACTGCCGACGGTATAACTTCGGAGGTCTCGAAAAAGGTCGGCGCTAACGAGATAATCTCTCGAATCAACCAGTCCGCTGAGAGTGTGTATATAAGTGCCTCTAAAGTCGATATCGATGGAGTGATTACGGCAATAAACGGTGGCTCCACAACCACTATAGATGGAGGAAAAATAACAACGAATTCTATCGGTGCTGACAAAATAAAAGTCAGCGAAATACAGATAGGGGCAGCGCAAATAAGCAGCGGCACTATAGATACTGCTAGGATCGGCCAGTTATCCATTGGGAAAGTAAACGGCCTACAAGATCAGCTTGATGGTAAAGCTGCATTAGGTGCTGAAAACACTGCTGACTATTACGTTACAGATATCGGTAGTACAGGAATCTTCATATCCCCTGCTGGACAGTCGCCTTCGGCTTCGGCTCCAGGAAACTCTGTAAAAATAGATGGCACAGGAATGAATGTTTACAAAGGCGGAACGTCCGTCGCCTTCTATGGGGATGAGGCACAAGTTGGCAAATCTGGCTCAGGACATGTATCTATACAGTCTACAGGTGTAGATTTGTACGGTGGTGACGGAACAGTTAACCTTGCTCATTTTGGATATGCAAAGGGTAATGCACAAAGTGGAGAAGCAACGGCTCCTTATTACACATTCGGGGTTAGGATGAATAACACGCCAATTGGCAACTATTCGTTTGTTGAAGGGGCTGGAGGAAATATAGCACAGGCCTATGCCTCACACGCTGAAGGCCATAACACGGAGGCCAAAGAACAAGCGGCTCACGCCGAAGGCTGGGCGTGCCATGCCGATGGATTGTATTCACATGCAGAGGGGTTTAGAACTTTAGCGAGCGGAGAAGCATCTCACACAAGTGGAATAAGAACGGTAGCAAATGGAGCAGCACAGACGGTTATAGGAAGAGATAATATCGCTGATGCCACAAGCATCTTTATTATCGGTAATGGAGCAAACGATAATGAATCTAACGCTCTCACCGTTGATTGGAATGGAAACTTGAACATTGCTTCTGCGTTACGTGCAGGGGGTTACAAAATCATCACCGCAGCAACTTTTACTAAAGCATTGACAATAGCGGCCGGTAATGTTGTTGAAGGTACTGTCAGTGTAGCTAAGACGGGTTATACACCAATAGGAGTCATAGGAACATGGTCAACAGGAACAGGTTCATCATTTGCAATGCCATACCGTTCATATCTTGATGGTACGAATTACACATACGGCGTACGAAATCTTGGAACTTCACAAATAACCCCGACACTGAACTTCCGTATTCTCTACATTTCAGCAACTCAGGGCATATAAGAAATGAGACAGAATGTATATTGACTTGACCAATCGAAGAGGAACCCGTTGAATAAAGCCCTACAGGGCTATTTTTTATGGAGGTAAAAAACAAATGAAACTGAGTAACAGGACATATGATTTTCTCAAGTGGTTCGCACTTGTAGCACTGCCAGCTACACAGGTCTTCTGGCTGACTGTCGGCAAGGTGTGGGGCTTCCCGTACCTCACAGAGGTCGGTGCTACCATCGGAGCAGTCGGTCTTTTTATTGCTGCTCTACTCGGCCTGTCAGTCAAAGGCTATACAGATGGTGCTGTGATAGATACAGATGCGATTCCGGAGGGTGACTACGATGAGGAAGACGATATTCAGACAGTATAGTAAACCGTGGGCATCGCTTCCGTTCCCGAGGGGCAACACCGTGAAGGGCTGCGGATGCGGGCTATGCAGCGTGACGCATATCCTGATTGAGACCGAGAAATACAAGAACTATACTCCATCGAAGGTGCAGCCCTATATGATCAAATGGGCTGTCAGGAATCAGGGTCTTATCCACGCAGGTATACCGGACTCACTGAAGCACTACGGCATGGAGAATGTCAAAGAGTTCGGAAGCAATGCCACTATGAAGCAGATCTGGACTGAACTGAACAAGGGCGCTCGAAAGGGCGTCATTTTGTTTGGCTCAACAAAGGGTCCGGACGGCACCGTTTGGACCGGAGGAGGGCACTTTATAGCCTTCCTCGGATATAAGGTGCAGAACGGGAAACATTACTTCTACCTTAAAGACTCGGGCGGCAGATGCCATGACGGCTGGTGGTGCTATGAGAAGTCAATGAGGGGCGATGTCCGCAAGGTCTGGACATGCACTTTGCCAAAGGAGACCAAGACCGTGCAGACCTACACAGGAGCACTTCCTAGCGTGGATGGTGCGACTCGTCTGATCAACTTCGAAGCCAGCCAGAAGGGCAGCTACACATCCAGGACAAACAGCGGTAAAGATGGCAAGAAGTACTCGAATAAATTCACTAAGTATTTCGCGGGCCGAGGCGGTATAGACAGCAAGGGACAGATGCCGGCAACATACGGTTACATTCCTGGCTACTGTACACTGTTCGCATGCTATTGCCTCGAGAAGATAGGCGAGGGAGCACAGATTCCGTTTAACGTCTTGAACAGCAAAGCAAATGGCTACTGGTGGCATGCTCCGTCACTGATGAAGTATTACAAGAGCAAGAAGATGCTGGTGACAAAGGCCAGCCAGGCGAAGAAGGGTGCCATTGCTTTCAAGGGCTCTGGATCACCGACGCATACATGCACATTCGTCAAGTACGAAGGCGGTTACGTCTATACATGGGATGGCAACGTAGGCGGCGGAGTCACATACAACAAGCGCAAGGCTTCTGTGTTCTGCGGATTCGTCAACCTGCCTCTGCATAACTACTTCGGCAAAGGCTCCAACGGCCCTGATGTTCTGAAGTGGCAGAAGTTCCTGAACTGGTATAACGGCAAGCAGGTCGTAGCTGAGGACGGCAACTTCGGCGCTTACACTGATAAATACACCAAGGAGTTCCAAAAGGCCATGAAGCTGACCGCTGATGGTCTCGTTGGATCCGGAACACTCGCAGCAGCGAAGAAAGCAGAGAGGAGGTAGTTTTACATGACAGATGCAGCGATAATGGCTCTTCTCGGCTTTGCCGGAGCCCTTCTTGTAGTGTTGAAGCCAATACTCAATCTGAACACCAGCATCACAGAGCTAAAGACGAGCATCGACCAGTTCAAGGCTTCGATCGACAAGCTGGACAACAGAATAACTGAGCATGGCAGAGAGATTGACAAGATCAGAGATCAGGTCATCGACCATGAGGCCAGGATCAAGAACCTCGAGAAATAGTGCAGACTGGAGACGGTCTGCTATGGATCACCTCCTTTTATATTACAATATCTACTTAGCAAGAAACCCCGGGGAAGTTCCTCGGGGCTTTTTGCGTGGTGTTTTTTTGAGTTGCGACATTTAGCGTCGCACCTTAAGTATAGCATGGCTGTAAAGGGGTGCGCCCTTTTTGCGCCTTTTTTTCAGATTTTTTAATTTGCTGTAATCCAACAATTTCAACGCGTTGAAGCGTTAAATGTTGAAATTCCAATGTTTTGAGGGCAAGAGCGAGCAACAGCAAACAACAGCATGCAAGGCAATTGATGGGTTCAAATCCCCCTCTCTCCGCCAACAGAACCGCTGAAACACTAGGCTTCGGCGGTTTTTTCATTGTCTTCGTGCGCCCCTTTTGTGCCCTTTTTGTCAAAAACGCCGTCGATTGCGTCCGCAATGCCCCTCGATGAAGAGGTCACATCTCCGAAAACGTGGGTATAAATATTGAGAGTGGTTGTCAGATTGCTGTGACCCAGCTCGGCAGATATCTGCGCTGCATCGACGTGCTGGGCGTTCAGAAGTGTTGCAAAGGTATGCCTGAGGCCGTGTGCGGTTACATGATCAATACCGGCAGCCGCTTCGATCTTGGTTATCTGCGACGAAAACACGGACGGGCTCAGAGGATCTCCGAATGCGTCCTGAATGAGATAATCCGAGTGGTACCAATCAGCAGAATGATGCTCCTGAATCAGCTGCTCTATCTCTTCGGCTAGGACCGCAGGGAGCGCCAGGTGCCTTGTAGATCGGACGGTCTTGGTCTCCTGGACATATTCCTTTGATTCGACTATATAACGCGTCTTGTTGACGCTGATCTGTCTGAATAGCAGATTCACATCACCCTCACGAAGACCGAGCACTTCGCCTCTGCGAAGGCCACACATCAGGCAGAGCTTGTATCCGACACTGATGTCTTTGCGCTGATCACGCAGCGCATCAACAAGTGTCTGCAACTGCTCCGGTGGAAGTGTCTTGATTTCCTTCTTTTTCTGTTTTGGTAATGTGATACCAACGCACGGATTCTCCGCAAGCTGTCCCGCTCTGACTGCTCGCTGGTACGCAGCATCGAGTAGTGCGACTGTGTTGTGCACTGTTTTAGGGGCGTATTTTTTCGTCATCTGAGCGACGAAATCCTCTATCTGATAAGTTGTGAGACTGCGTGCTAAAATCCCCTCAAAAGCCGAATTTAGGCGCTTCTGTGCGGACTTGTAGCCGTGTATCGTATTGGCAGACAGCCCTCGGAGTTCTGCATTGCTGATATACGCCTCAAGCAGTCCGTCAACAGTCACATCGACAAGCGGATTGCGTCTGACCTCATCCTCGAAGTGCTGGTACATCTTCTCCAGCTCCTTTTTCTTTTTGAAGGTGACCGTCTTCGTGTAGCGCCTCCGGTTACCTTTGCTCGTAGATCCGACAGACACAATCAGCTGTGCTTTATTCTTAGATAAATACTTGATTGCCATAATGCCTCAACCTTTCTACGGTGTTCGGGTCACAATACCCTTCGAGGTCCCGAGCCTCGATGTGCTCAAGTTCATGCTTGTAAGTCTTTTGTTGTTGCTCCCAGTTGTAGCAAGGATTGATGACGATGGTATCGTAATCCTCACCGTCATCGAACATCCTTACCACAAAGCCCCTCACTGTAGGCTTCATGTTTAAGTAGATAGTGCGTACTTCTTTCATTTCTTTAATCCTTCGACCATTCTGATCACAACGTCCATGTCTTCTTTTGATATGTCTCTGGTAGCGTCGAACAGGATCCTGAGGTCTGAGCGGTTGGCAATTTCTTTGGCAATTTCTGCAGCCTCTGGATCTAAATAGTAAGTACTTCCGTCTTCATTGCCCATAAGGTAATTCAGATCTACATTGAAATAATCAGCAATAAGGTTCAACGCTTCGATGCTTGGTTTAATGTCTCCGGTTTCATACGCTCCAATGGTAGATTTCGACAGGCCAAGTCGATCTGCAAGAGCAACCTGAGACAACCCTTTCTTTTTTCTGAGCTCTTTGAGTCTATCTTTGAATTCCATCTTCACTTTACTCCTTATACTGTCCTATAAAAGCGCCTTCAATTAATATAATACATTTTCGATGGGAGTTTTACAAATATTTTCCCATGAAAAATGGGAAAAAGCATTGACACCCATTGTGAATGGGCGTATAGTATTAACAGATGTTAATGAGGAACCCAACAGAAAGGGGGTGCAATATTGGACAACAACTATATAGCGGACAATCTGAGATACCTGAGAAAGAAGAAAGGCGTTACGCAAACCGAGGTGGCCAAAGCTCTTGGCGTACCAGCGACTACCTATAACGCCTATGAAACAGGGCAGAATGTTCCAAGAGATGAGATGAAACGTAAGATCGCAGAGTATTACGACAGATCAGTGCAGTTTATTTTTTTTAAACGCATTACCCATTGAAAGTGGGTGAACACCATGAGACTTTACACCGCAGAAGAAGCTGCCGACGCTCTCCGGCTCTCCAAGTGGACAGTATGGAAGTACGGCAGGGAAGGAAAGTTAAAAACAGTCCGTTTCGGGCGCACAGTGAGATATGACTTGGAAGGAGGAAACAATGATCGAGGTAACACAGAAGATCAGCGACTATGTATGGGTCGATGATGATTACAAGAAGGGTGAATCGAAGCTGGAGCTGAAGTTCAGAGATTGGGATGATTTCGTGAACTGGATCGGATACACAGCATACGCAAGAGAGGGAAAGACCGTCAGCATCGAGTTCAAGATCGTTCCTGAGAAGAAGGAGGATGCATAAATGGCAAACAAGATCATGAACGTGCTCGGATGGGCACTTGTGGCAACGCTGGCAACGGCACTCGGATTCGCGATGGTTATCGCAACAGCAGCACTTGTATAGGAGGTAAACAATGGAAGACGCAAGACATGCAAAGGCAGAACACTACGTGGCTGATGTGCCGTCTGACTCGTACTACAGGGCACAGATCAGAACGCTTCAGGACAAACTTGATAAGCTCCATCACGAGATCGACCTCAAGGACGCTTACATCGAGTCGCTGGAAGCCAGCAACAGAGCGATGGTAACAAAGATCGACACGCTCAGAAATGCAGCTCTCGGAATGATCGAAGAGAAATATAACAGAGCATAAAAAGAGCGCACCTGCCAGTGCGCCCAACCTCGATAACTTCGAGGTATACAGAAACTATATCTTATTATAAGTACAAATTAAAGAACGGTCAAGTTAGATGAATGAACTGGATTACAACATTATCGGAACAGGAAGCACAGGAAACGCAGTCAGGATCGGCAACATCATGGTCGACTGTGGCATGCCGTACAAGAAGATGAAAGAGGATCTCTACAAGGTTGATGCTCTTCTGCTGACACACAGTCACAAGGACCACGTACTACCGGCAACGTTCAAGAAGATCCGCAAGGATTTCCCGAACATAAAGGTGTATGCAAATGCTCACACTGCCTACCAGTACGATGTCGACAAGGTGATCGGTCATGCTGCATTCAAAGTGAAGAAGGTTAACGTGATTCCTTTTGACGGTGTACACGATGTTCCTGTGACGGGTTTCATTATCCGCATGGACGATATGAACATTCTGTACATGACAGACAGCTCGCAGATCGACCCACCGGAAGGCTATGTGTTCGACTACATGTTCCTCGAGTCTAACTATGATGAAAAGAAGCTCGAGATGACGGCCAAAGAGTATGCACGAAACGGGTACGACCCGTATGCCTCTGTACTCCGTCATCTTTCCACGCAGAAGTGCAAAGAGTTCTATTTTCTCAACCGGAGAGACAAGGATTCTGTACTTATCGAACTGCATCAAAGCAGGAGGTTTTACTAAATGTTTGAAATACAGAAACTGCCGGAAGATGGCGTTAAGTTCGCACCGGCGAAGATCGAGTTCGCAGGATACGAACAGTACAAAGAGATGGCTGAAGATATTGCTGATTACATCAGAGGTATCGAGCTGACAGAAGATAACGTAAAAGATGTTAAGAAGGTACTTGCGGATGCCAGGAAGGTGACAGACGGTCTCAACAGAGAGCGCATCAACATAAAGAACACCATCAATTCGGATTACAAGGTGTTTGAAGGCAAGGTCAAAGAGCTGATCGGAATCATAGACGAAGCCGACGGTGCACTCAGAAGCAAGGTCAAAGAGATTGAAGAGGCTGAGAGAGAAGCCAAGAAGGAAGAGATCATTGACCTGTGGTACAAGCGTGTGACTCACTACCGAATCAACTCATACTTCACAAAGGCTTATGAAATATGGATGACTCCACAACACCTCAACAAGTCGATGTCAATGAAGGCTGTTGAAGCTGACATGGTTGAATGGCTCGAAGAGACCGAAAGAGCATTCGAGACTCTTGACGGTATGGACGACGAATATCTTGTGGAATACATCAACTGCTGGGATCTCGGAACTGCGATCAAGGCCGTAAACGAGCGCAACAAGCGCAGGGAAATAATCAGCAAGGATGAAGAGGCTGAAGCGGTCGCACACTTCCTAATCAGAGGTGATAAGGATATCAAATTAGCAAAGATGATATTGAAAGAAAATGGAATCAATTTTGAAGTAATTTAGGAGGAATTTGAAGATGGCAGAATTAAGAAACAATCTGGAACTGGTAGACGTTACTTACAGCAACGACAAGAAGAAGGCAACATTCACGTTCCTTGACAGGGAAAGACGTGAGATCAGAGAAGTCAACTTCAACAGACAGGCTTACAAAGATGGCAAGTTCGTTGACGATGAGGAAAAGGCTGAAAAGGTCGATGGATGGTGCGAAGAGTTCTTCGGTACAACCTTCGACAAGCTCACTGACTGCATCGGTCAGAAGCACGACGTATATGTGTATGAGAAGTTCAACAGCCTGTTTGAGGCTTCAGAGACAATCAAGTTCTCAAGTGATATGTACGGTCAGATCTTCCAGACACAGATCAAGTCGATCGTCGTGGATGATGTCGCTATCAGAGTCACATATGACATCGATGGCAAAACCTACGAGTCAAAGATGACTTTCGCCAAGTATATGCCAGCAATGAAAGAGTGGTTCGTAGATCCGAATAAGAAGACTGCGCAGTTCAAGAAGTTTGAAGACAAATTCGGTGTTCCGGTTGAACAGGCAGACACACTGATCGGACACGCTCTGATGGTAGAGGTCAAGAAGGCATTCGACAGCTACTACGGTGATATGAAGGCATTTCCTAAGAAAAAGTAAGGGGTTCACACAATGTTATTGTTCTACGACATAGAGGTTTTTAAATATGATGCGCTCGTAGTGTTTAAGGACATTAACAACAACGTGGTAGCCAAGTTCTGGTCGACAAGAGGCAGAACAATTAAGGAAGAAGAATCAGGCTTCGAAGGTATACGGGAACTTATTAAGAACAACGTACTGGTAGGATATAACAATTTCCATTATGACGATTTCATTCTCACAGCCATGATGGACGATGTTAAGTCCCTACATCTGTACGATTACAACAACACGATTATCAACTACTCAGGATCCTCCCTCACAAAGGACCCTGATATAAAGTCGATAGATGTTATGCAGCAGATTTCCACATCATTCCCTTCTCTGAAACTCATTGAAGGGAATATGGGGAAGTCCATAGTCGAATCGTCTGTCGATTTCAAAATAGGAAGACCGTTGACTGACAAGCAGAGAGAGGAAGTCGAAACGTACTGCGAGTACGATGTTGAGTCGACTATTGCGATTTACAAACTGCGTGAGAAGAGTTATTTCGCAACAAAGACCTCCCTGATCAAGCTACTGCCGGAAGACAAATGGGCGGCTGCCACGAGGTGGAACACTACAACAATCTCAGGAATGATATTGACGAACGGTAAGCCGGTCAACAAATGGCCTACACATCATGTACCGGCCGAGTACTGGCGAAACGTTCCAGGAATCCCGTCAGATGTATGGGATATGTGGGAAAGTGCTCTCGAGGAAGAGAACTTAAGCAGGAAGGGAGCCAGTAAGACTATATCAGCATTTGACTGCAACGTCGTTTTTGGTCTCGGTGGTCTCCACGGCGCACCGACTAAACCGTGCAGATACGGACGCGTCCTGCATGCCGATGTCGGCAGTATGTATCCGTCGATCATATGCAAGCTGAATGCGCTGGATGATGCCACAGAGATATACAACGGCATCCGAGAAGAGCGACTTCGTATTAAGCATACTGACAAGGTCAAGGCGGGTGCTCTTAAGCTGATTCTCAATTCGGTGTATGGAAACTTCAAGAACCGATACTCTACCCTGTACAACCCGAGAGCGGGAGCGACAGTTTGTATCTACGGTCAGATAGCATTGTTCAAACTGTGTACCGCATTACATGAGGCGGGTTACAAGGTGATCAACGCAAACACCGACGGTGTTGTGTTCGTAGAGGACACCGACCTCGGAGACACTTACAACACTATCTGCCGTGATTGGGAGAAGGAATTTAGCCCGCTCATACTCGAGACAGATGATTATGACGGGTGGATCCAGAAGGACGTTAACAACTACGTTGCTATCAGAGGCGATGAGATAGAGGTCAAGGGCGGAGAGGTCAATAAGTACCATGACAACAAATACTTCAACAATAATGACTGTCGAATCGTACAGATCGGAGTTGTTGAGAAGCTGGTCAATGGAACCGAACCTTATAAGACTCTTCTTCGACACATACACGAACCGCTTCTGTGGCAGTACGTTCTGAAGGCCGGCAGCACGTTTGCAGGGACCTGTGATCAGAACGGGCAGATGATGCAGAAGGTCAACAGGGTATTCGCATGTAATGACTCGGTAGAGTACACGAAGCTGTACAAGACCCGTACAGGGGAGGACTTCATAAACTTCCCTGATGCACCGGAGCGGATGTTCCTGTGGAATGACGATGTCGACAAATTGGCTGACAGATTTGCTGATATTGTCGACCTGAATCACTACAACGAGCTGATAAATAAGAAATTACAGGGGTGGCCAAAGTGTACATAGAATACGAAAAAGGAAGTAAGCACGCGGGCAAGCATCCTGAGAAATCTGAATTTATCGATACATTTGAAGATTGTGGTATGAGTCTCACAAACGAGGACATTGTAGTTGATATAGATCATCTACCAAAGGAATCAATACAGGCTCTGATCAGAGAGTTCAACATCGATACGGAAGTGGTATGGACGGACAGGGGAGCACATCTGTGGTTCCAGAAGCCTGCTAACTTCTCGAGACGCAGGGATGGTGTCTGCAGACTCGGATTCGAGATCGAGCAGCACACCAAGTCATCAAGACCGGAAGGTATGACCATCAAGCGAAACGGTGTTGAACGCGAGCGAGACAACATCGGTAAAAGGCAGCCAATGCCGTCAATATTTACCGTCAGCGGTAAGAAGAACGGTTTTCAAGATCTCACAGGTATGGAAGACGGTGACGGTCGTAACAAGGCTCTGTTCTATCACAGGAAACTGCTTAACAACTGCACAGGATGGGAAAAGATACTGAGATTTATTAACTACCACGTGTTCGCAACACCTATGCCGGATGAAGAGTTTAACGATGTTGCCCGTGACATGGAGATCACAGCCGAAGGTGATGACAAATATTTCCTCGCATCTGAGATTATGAGGGAATGCAAGACAGTTGTGTACTCCGACATTATATGGTGGTATCGGAACGGGTCCTATACACCTAACGAGGAAAAGAACCTGATTCGCTACGTATATGACAAATGCGAAGGTCAGCCGACTCGATATGTTGATGAAATCATCAAACAGATAGAGTACAGATCCCCGCATTACTCGGACAAGGACGGCTTCCCGATACAGCTGCACAATGGAGCAATCACAGAAGGGCAGTTTGTGCCGATCAAAGACTGTGGGTTCACACCGTACTACATCGATGTTGATTACAAGCCGGACGCGAAGCCTGTGCAGATAGTAGATGATTACATTGACTCGCTGACCTCCGGGGATCCTGATTATAGGGATTTACTGATGGAGGTTATGGGGTTTGCAATGATAACCGACCCCGAACGGATAAGGGCTCTGGGAAAGTTCTTCATGTTCAGGGGCGATGGTTCAAACGGGAAAGGAACATTGCTGCAGATCATGAAGAAGATATACAACGCAGAGAATTGTACGTCCCTTTCCATCAAACAGCTTGTCGACGACCGTTACAAGGTCACTCTGATCGGGAAGTTGGCGAACCTGGGTGATGACATCGAGGCGGAGGCTATCAATAACGATCAGATGAAGATCCTCAAGAACATCAGCACCGCCGACACCGTAACGACAAGGCATATGTACTCCGAATCGGAGTCGGCAACGTTCACAACGAAGTTATACTTCACGACCAACTCAGACATAAGGTCTTTTGAGAAGGGCTATGCATACAAAAGGCGTGTTGTATGGCTGCCGATGTTCAACAAGATTGAGAAGGTAGACCCTCAATTCATAACCAAGATCACTACGAAAGATGCTCTCGAGTATTGGATAAAGCTGATCGTCGAAGGCTATAAGAGGTTGTATCACAACGGCAGGTGGACCGACTGCAAGATGGTTGATGAATACAACAACCAGTATCACGAGAAGAACAACGTCTGTATGCAGTTTGCGAAGGATATTGATCCTGACACTGAGATAATCGGAAGGACTATAAACGAGATCAAAATGGACTTCGAAGAATGGTGCTCAGACGATTCCAAGTTCTCATCGAAACTGTTCAAAGAAGCGGTCTGGAACCTGTATCAGATAGGTATTGGTAAATCAAAACAGGCGGGAAAATCCCGTAGAGTCTTTATGAGACAGAGTGAGACAAATCAGGATGTGAAACCGTAGGGTGGACAAGCGGTGGACAAAAATAAGGGCAAATTTAGCAATTTTGTCCACCTTTTGTCCACCGGTGAAATCCCTTAAACCTTGATTTTTCAACCTTTTTCTCTTAAAGGTGGACAAGTTGACAAAAAATATAGCTAAAAGTTTTTCGTAAACAAGTAGGTAGGTCACCTACCTACTAACATTGTAGAAAGTTTTCAAAGCGCCCTCAATTTTGTCCACCGAGACATCATCACGTTGAAATTTCAAGGATTTGGTGGTGGACAAAATTAATAAGGTGGACAAAATGAAAGTCGAAAATAACAAGATCGTCGAGTGCACAGAGTCAGAACTGTTTGATTACTGGCTGCAGCACTACGATGAAATCTACACATTTGAACAATTCAAACTGTCCTGTATAAAACACGGGACTCACATAACTTAATCAACTCCCGGGGCGGGCACCAATTAAATACTACAAACTTAATAAGGCACTAAAATCTGCAATCACACTTGTATAATTATTCCCTTTGCAATTACTACGCCCGCTCCGGTTGTTACTTGGAGGAAGTAAATGAGAAGACTATTTGAAGTAGGCGATCCGGTCATGCTGCTATTCGGACCATTGACTGCACGGATCGGGGTCACACCCGAGCTGAGCAGAATGGAGGAACGCATCTTTTACATAAGCCGGATCCGGACGCTGCACAACCATTCACTGTACGAACTGGAAGGCTGCGTATCGAAGCGTGGCGTACCGTTCACCATCACACAGGACTGGCTTGTCCCGTACCACGAGGTGAGCCGATGAACGTAGCAGAGACATTGAAGGCCTCACGCAAGATGCTGAGGATCACACAGAAGCAGCTGTCAGAGATCTCAGGCATCAGCAGGAACACTATCGGAATGTATGAGGCGGGCCGCAGGTCACCCAGCGTGGAGACTATGGGCATTCTGCTGAACGCTATGGGGCTTGAACTCAGAGTCGGGAGGCGACGCAAATGAAGCTGTATCTAAAGGTGACTGATGATAAGTATGAGCTTCCTGTGGCGGTTGCTGACACCCAGGGCGAACTAGCAAGGCTGTGCGGAGTCAGTAAGGCAACTATAGCGAGTGCCCTGAGCCATCAGAGGCACGGAAGATGGGGCAGCCATTACAAGGAAGTGGAGGTAGAGGATGAGTAAAACGAAAAACAAACTGACAGACCTTAACAATCTGCTCTTTGAGCAGCTGGAGAGGCTGAACGATGAGGGCCTTAAAGGCGAGGCACTGGAAGAAGAGATATCAAGAGCAAACAGCGTAACAAGAGTATCACAGATGATCATATCCAATGCGAACGTGATCCTGAATGCTGCCAAATTTGCAGACAACAGGATGGACCTTAACAACAAGACACCTGAGCTTCTGATCGGAGATGTATCCGATGAATAAGATCCATAGATACACAGCTGAAGAGAGAGTGTTCCTGGAGCAGTTTGTTCCGGGACATTCTCACAAGGAAATCACAGCTGAGTTCAACCGGAGATTCCCGCCGGGAGTGACTGAGGGACAGATCAAGTCAGCAATAACAAGATATCACCTGAACACCGGGCACACAGGAAGATTTGAAAAAGGCTGCGTGTCCCACAACAAAGGGCAGAAGATGTCTGATGAAGTCTACAAGGCAGCCGAGCCTACGATGTTCAAACCCGGAAGCATTCCGCCAAATACGCTGCCTGTCGGGACAGAGCTGGAACTGCCGGACGGATATATCTGGGTAAAGATCAACGATGTCCCCAAAGCAAAGAAGGCTGTCAACTGGAGACAGAAGCACAGGCTGATATGGGAGCAGAACTTCGGTGAGATCCCGGAAGGATACCTGGTCATATTCAAGGACGGCAACAGAAGGAACTTTGAACTGGATAACCTTGAATGTATATCCAAGCAGGTGAACCTGCAGCTCGCCAGGAAGCATCTCAGATATGAAGATGCGGAACTCACCGAGACGGGCATTGCTTTAGCAAAGGTGATGTGTGCAGTGCAGGAGCGAAAAGGAAGGAACAAACGATGATCAAATGGATAGTCATAACACTCATACTGTTAATAGGGCTGCTCGATTATGCACTAGTGGTAGCGTGCAGCAGGCTTGAAGATAAAGAGACCTATGAAGCTTATGAGAGATGGAAAGAGGAGCGGAAGAATGAGCGAAAAGATATACAAAGTACAGATGAACGCTAAAGGTATGCCGAACTTCAGCACAGCGGTAGAGATAGATACAGACATAAGCGAATACTCCGATAAGTTATGGCGTAACGCATATGAGCGTGGCAAGGCAGACAGACCGCAAGGAGATAACAGAAATGAGCAGAATGAATAACTTGGAAGGAATTAGATTCGGCAGATTGATTGCGCTTGAACCAATCGGAAAGTATAAGAACGGAGAAGTTATTTGGAAATGCAAGTGCGATTGTGGTAACGAAACGAGTGTGAGGAGCGGGAACTTGCGGAATGGGCATACGCTTTCGTGCGGATGTTATCACGATAACGCACCGAGATTTCGCCAAACAAAACACGGCGGTTGGGGTACTCGTTTGTATTATGTGTGGAAAGATATGCGTGGAAGATGCGAGTGCGAATATAGACGAGAATACAAATACTATGGTGCAAAGGGAGTATCTGTGTGCGATGAGTGGCAAGACTTCGGAAAGTTTAGGGAATGGGCATTAGATAATGGGTATGACGAACAAGCTGAACGTGGAGAATGCACTATCGACAGAATAGACCCATTCGGAAATTACGAGCCGAATAACTGTAGGTGGATTTCCCTTAAAGAGCAAGCGTACAACAAACGCTCTTATTATTCAGCAAGGATGAAAGGAGCAGACAATGAAAGAGTCAGATAGATTTCCGACAGATGACATAACTTGGTGTATGGCAGAGTGCAGTACTGATTGTCCAAGACAGCCGAGATACATCAGAGACAAATTGATCCCACACAGCTTTGCAGATTTCAGCAAGGAGTGCATGGTTTATGCGAGGAAAGGAGCAGACGATGAGTAGGCTATGGAAAAAGGTAACTCCAATACCGATTGAATTTAATGGGCACGGCTTTTTATGGGATTGCACTAAATGCGGATATTGC